TAACCAGACCGAAATGAATAAAAAGCTAGATCAGTTAAATAGTACTATGCAAACAGTTGCAGCTTTGTTAACCGAAAGCGTAACTGTACAGAGAAAAATGAATAGAGGAATCGGCGGCATGGGCACCGATTTAATGAGAGGATAACAGATGAGTTGGAAGAAACACTTTACTCCGGTTCCGACGAGTATGAATACTTCAGGGAGCTACAGTCCGTTTAGTTTTTCTAAAGGCACAGGACTAGGACCAGCAGCAGCAAATTACAGTTCGCATCTTCCTGATGTATATCTAGGATCTCCAAACCGTATTGAAAGATACGGTCAGTATAATACTATGGACAGTGACAGCGAAGTTAATGCAGCACTAGACATCCTTGCAGAATTTTGCTCGCAAAAGAACAAGGAAAACGGAACACCGTTTCAAATTAAATTTAGTTCGTCTGCTACAAACAGCGAAGTACAAATTCTTGGGCAATACTTAAAGCAGTGGTGCAAAATACAAGAGTTTGACAAGCGTATCTTTAAGATTATACGCAACACATACAAATACGGCGATCAGTTCTTCATTAGAGATCCAGAAACACTAAAATGGTTTCATGTTGATCCTGCTAACCTAACAAAAATTATTGTTAATGAAAGCGAAGGCAAGCGTCCAGAGCAGTATATTGTAAAAGACATCAACATTTCATTTGAAAAATTGAGTGCAACAAAGATCAACACCAACAACGCATATGGTCCAAATGGCAATCAAGCTGGCTACCAAACAGCTGATCAAAAATACATGACAGGGCAGACTCCTGATTCTGGAACCAATAGATGGAGTACAGAAACAAACGAAACTGCTGTTGATGCACAGCATGTCGTTCACCTTTCAATGAACGAAGGCCTGGATCAAAACTTTCCATTCGGTAATAGTTTACTTGAAACTATTTTTAAAGTGTACAAGCAAAAAGAATTACTCGAAGATGCTATCATCATCTATCGCGTGCAGCGTGCGCCAGAACGTAGAGTGTTTTACGTTGACGTGGGCAACATGCCAAGCCACCTTGCTATGCAGTTCGTTGAGCGGGTAAAAACGGAAATACATCAACGACGTATCCCAAGTAAGACCGGCGGCGGACAGACTGTTATTGACAGTAGTTACAACCCACTGAGCATCAACGAAGACTACTTCTTTCCACAAACAGCAGAAGGTCGTGGATCTAAAGTTGAAACACTTCCGGGCGGTACTAATCTAGGAGAGATTGATGACCTTAGATACTTCACCAACAAGTTAGTACGCGGTCTGCGTATTCCAAGTTCGTACTTGCCAACTGGAGCAGACGATGCTGCCAGTCAATACAATGACGGCCGCGTTGGAACAGCATACATTCAGGAATTACGCTTCAACAACTACTGCGAGCGTTTGCAAACTCAGATAACTGATGTGTTTAACAATGAATTTAAATTATATCTAAGTAAAAAAGGTGTAAACATTGATTTGTCGATGTTTGACCTAATGCTACAACCTCCACAAAACTTTGCAAGTTATCGTCAAGCAGAACTTGATAACAATAGAATTAGTACGTTCCAGTCAATGCAACAAGTTCCGTTTATATCAAACCGTTTTGCACTTTCACGTTTCCTTGGTATGAGCAAAGAAGAAATTGCAGAAAACGAAAGAATGTGGAAAGAAGAAAATGACGAATTGTTTAATCCAGGTGCTCCTGATACAAGTTCTAGTATGAGAGACGCTGGAATTACTGGCGCAGACATTTCAGGCGATTTAGAAACAGCTGAGGGCGACGAACTTGATACAGCAGATGATACTGCTGCTGGGGTCAACGGAACTACAACGGGGGACGCGGGCGGCACTGAAATGCCAACTGCATAAATAACATTATGATACTACGAGAATTATATTACTTTGATAAAGACACAATGGAACCCGTTGAGGATAATCGTTATGATGCCAAGGACGATGTTTCTGTGATGACTACTTCGGATACACGTAAAACACGGTTAACATTAAAAGACATCAACAAAGCTAGACGTGCAGACGACATGCATAGAAAAGAAACTGTTAAAGATTTAGTACATGTTCGCGCAATGTATGGCATGGCTGCACAGGGCGGCGAAGAACTAGTGTAAGGTAAGTCCGTTGTCTAAAAAATATATTCTCGGCGAAACTAAACAACAACGAAAACTACGAAAAAAACTAGACAAAAATAAATCAGCAATAATTTCTGTTGCAGCACCGCCTGTGATAACTTCAGCTAATTATCAAAAGCCTGCTGTTAACAATACCTTTAACAAAGTTGCATTTGTATTAGGAAATGGAAATAGTCGTTCTGAAATAGATCCACTTAATTTAAAAAGATACGGAAAAATATACGGATGTAATGCACTGTATAGAACATTTTCTCCAGACTTTTTAGTTGCAGTTGACACTAAGATGATTAAAGAAATAACCACAGCAGGATATCATAATGCCAACGAAGTTTGGACGAATCCAAATAGATACACTAGAGAGATTGCCAATTTAAAATTATTTAACCCTAACCTAGGGTGGAGCAGCGGACCTAGTGCATTGACATTAGCAAGCTCTCACAGCTACGACATAATTTATATACTTGGTTTTGATTATGTAGGCTCTGGAAAAAACAACGAACTTGTTAATAACGTTTATGCAGGAACACATAATTATAAGCAACTTACAGAGAAATCAACATATTACGGAAACTGGCAAAGACAAACCGCAACTTGTATTAAAAAACATACAAAGGTTAAATACGTTAGAGTAATTGATACATCATCAAGTTACGTACCAGAAGGCCTGATAGGATTGTCAAATTTAACGCATTTTACTGTGGAAGACTTTAAAAATAGGTTTAGTATATGATAGCTGCTTTTAAACGAAGCGGTTTTGACCCCATTATACCTGTATATTTTAGAAAACGAGTAAATATATCTGACAGCCTTGACTATGAAGGAGAAAACAATGACTGATCGCAATAAATTTGAGGAAATGCTTGAGCTTCTTATCAATGAAGATAGAGAAGGCGCTGAAGCACTTTTCCATGAAATCGTGGTAGAAAAATCACGTGATATTTACCAAAGCATTCTCGAAGCAGAGGACGAAGACCTCGACGAGGATGAAGATGAAGACCTAGATGAATCAGACGATGAAGATCTAGACGAATCAGATGACGAAGACCTAGATGAATCAGACGATGAAGATCTAGACGAGTCGGATGACGAAGACCTAGACGAAATGTTTGGTCTGGACGAATTCGAAATGGAAGCCGACCCAATGGCAGCAATGGGCGGAGACGCAACTGACGACATGATGGGCGACATCGAAATGCCATCAGACGACGGCGACATGGACGACATGGACGGCGGCGACGACGTTCAGGATCGTGTTGAAGATCTTGAAGATGCACTAGAAGCACTTAAAGCAGAATTTGATGCACTAATGTCAGACGAATCAGATGACATGGGCGACGAAGAAGCAGACGACATGGGCGACATGGATGACATGGACGACGAAGAAGGTGACGACGAAGACGACACCGACGAGTCATACGCTTTTGAAGCCGAAGAAGAAGAAGTCGACGAAGGCGCTCACAAGAAAAACTACAAAAAGTCTGAGTCAGAGCAAATGCGCGAGTATGTTGAAAAAGTAGCACCAGCAAAAATGGGCGACAACGGCACGAATGCCAAGTCAATCGTAGCCGGTAAAAACGACATGGGCGGCACAACTGCAAATATCCTACGTAGCGATACCGAAACAGGTACTGAAGCTAACAAAGGTCAACTAAAAGGCAATGGCGTATTTAAAGGTACTGCCAAAGTAGATAACGCTGGTAACGTAAACGTTCCCGGCGCGAAAGGTGCCACTAAGATGGCATCAAGACCTGGCCACGGCGCTGAGAAAAAGGGCAAGCCAGAGACTGCTGACAAATCAGCCGGCAGTATGTTAAACGGCGCTCCAAGAAGAGCAAAGTAAAGTAAGGACAACTGATGAATAGATTAACCGAACATTTGAGTTTCGACCAGGCTAGAATGGTTGTGGAGTCTGCTGATGAAGGCAAGAACCTTTATATGAAGGGAATTGTTATTCAAGGTGGAATACGCAATGCAAACCAGCGTGTTTATCCCGTAAATGAAATTGGCAGGGCTGTCAACACTCTTAACGATCAGATAGCCGGCGGGTACTCAGTATTAGGTGAAGTCGATCATCCAGAAGGCCTTAACATAAACTTAGACCGTGTAAGTCATCTAATCACAGAAATGTGGATGGATGGCCCTAACGGTTATGGTAAACTAAAGATACTACCTACTCCGATGGGACAACTAGTTAAAACAATGCTGGAAAGCAGCGTTAAGCTAGGTGTCTCGTCGAGAGGCAGTGGCGAAGTAACTGAAGGCGGCGATGTTTCCGGCTTTGAGATCATAACAGTAGATGTAGTTGCCCAGCCAAGTGCTCCGGGCGCCTATCCAACACCGATATATGAACACCTAATGAATTCGGCAGGTGGTTATAAGGCAATCCTTACTAGTAAGGAAGTTCAAGGCGACCCAAAGGCACAAAAATACATTGCAGAGAGCTTATTAAACATAATAAGCAAGCTCCAATAAAAGGAGAAATAATATGGAAGCACTAAAAGCCCTTTTTGAGAGCAACGCAATTTCAGAAGCAATGAAAACTGAACTTGAAGAAGCATGGAACAGCAAGATTAAAGAAAATCGTATTGCTGTTACTACTGAACTACGTGAAGAATTTGCTAAAAAGTACGAGCATGACAAAACTGTTATGGTCGAGGCTATTAATACTTTGGTTGGTGATAAGCTATCCGAAGAAATGGCAGAATTTCACGAAGATCGCAAGCAACTTGCAGAAGCGAAAGCTAAGTACACAGTTGCAATACGCGATAATTCAAACTTGATGGCTAGATTTGTAAAAGAGTCACTAGTCAAAGAGGTTTCAGAACTACACGAAGATCAAAAATCAATTGCAGGCAAATTTGCAGTTCTTGAAGATTTTATTGTAGAACAACTTGCTAACGAACTTGTAGAGTTCCAGGAAGATAAAAATGATTTAGCAGAAACAAAAGTACGCTTAGTACGTGAATCTAAATCACACTTGGCTAAAGTTAGAACAAACTTTATTCAAAGAAGCGCAGCAGCAGTATCGGAAACAGTTGAGAAGGGTCTCCGTTCGGAAATCTCACAACTTAAAGAAGATATTAATACTGCTCGCAAAAACGATTTTGGTCGTAAGGTATTCGAAGCATTTGCATCAGAGTATATGCATTCGCACCTTAACGAAAAATCAGAAGCAACTAAATTACTTAAAGTACTCGAAGCGAAAGACAAGCAGATTGCAGAAGCAAAGTCATTTGCAATAAAAGCAAAGACCCTAGCAGAAGCAAAAACCAACCAGGTTAAGCGCTTGGTTGAATCGCAAGAACGTACCAAAGTATTAAACGAGCTTACTGGCCCTCTAAGCAAGGGACAGAAAGAAATTATGACAGACTTACTGGAATCAGTACAAACTGCAAAGCTACGCTCTGCATTTGGAAAGTACCTACCAACAGTTATTGACGGTAAATCTCCAGCCAAGCAAAAGGCAATACTATCAGAGGCAAAAGAAGTAACAGGCAACCGACAGAATAGTACGATCGACGCAAGCGAGGTGTCCAACAATGTAGTTGACATTAAGCGACTTGCCGGTTTAAATTAAGGAGATTACTATGTCAGAACTACTAGAATCACGCTGGCAGGAAACCAAAAACGCACTTCTTGAAGGCCTACAGGGCAACAAGAAGGCTGTTATGGCGACCACGCTAGAAAACACCCGCAAGTACTTGTCAGAAAGTGCAACCTCAGGCGCAACGGCTGCTGGAAACATCTCAACACTGAACCGTGTAATCCTTCCAGTCATCCGTCGTGTAATGCCAACAGTCATTGCAAACGAACTAGTCGGTGTACAACCACTAACTGGTCCGGTTGGACAGATCCACACTCTACGTGTTCGTTATAGCGATGCGTACACTGGTGATCAAGGCGGCAACGTAACTGCTGGCGAAGAAGCACTAAGCCCATTCAAGATCGCAGAAGGCTATTCAAGCACATCCGGCAACGACCGTGCTGCTTCTACTGCTGCTCTTGAAGGTACAGCTGGCAATAAAATGTCAATCCAAATCATGAAACAGACTGTTGAAGTAAAATCACGCAAGCTATCAGCTCGTTGGACTTTCGAAGCAGCACAAGACGCACAGTCACAGCATGGTATCGATGTTGAAGCAGAAATCATGGCAGCACTTGCTCAAGAGATTACTGCTGAAATCGACCAAGAAGTACTACGCTCACTAAGCAACCTTGCTGGTTCGGCTGTAGAAACTTACAACCAAGCTGCTGTTTCAGGTACTGCTACTTTCGTTGGCGATGAGCACGCTGCACTTGCAGTTCAAATCAACCGCGTAAGCAACTTGATTGCACAGCGTACACGTCGTGGCGCAGGTAACTGGGCAGTTGTTTCTCCAACTGTACTAACACTTCTACAGTCTGCAACTACTTCGGCATTTGCACGTACTACTGAAGGTACTTTTGAAGCACCAACAAACACTAAGCTAGTTGGTACTCTAAACAACAGCATGAGAGTATATGTAAACACATATGCAGCAAACGACGATGTAATCATTGGTTACAAAGGCGCAAGCGAATCAGATGCAGCGGCATTCTATTGCCCATACATCCCGCTAATGAGCTCAGGCGTTGTACTAGATCCAGCAACATTCGAACCAGTTGTTAGCTTCATGACTCGTTATGGTTATGTAGAACTAACTAACACTGCTTCGTCACTAGGTAATGCTGCTGACTATCTAGGTAAAGTTGGCGTTACAACTGCAAACCTAAGCTTCAGCTAAGTTTAAGCTACACCTTATATTAAATAGGCCCTCCGGGGCCTATTTTTTTGGCTAAGTATTATTATGAAACACACAGGACAAATATACAAATTTACAGGACCGATAGGATTAATCAGGCCTGACACATTTGGACAATCTAGAAGAGATGTTCTTTTCAACAAGCATGAACACGATTTAAAAATTGGCGATCGAGTATCCTATGATCAATTTGAAAAGAATCAAAGACGGTATGCTGATAATTTACAAAAATTAACGACATAGTAATTCAATTTTACAAAAAGGATAAATACTATATCAAGATAAGAACCTCTTGGTGAGGACTTATGCGGACCCGCCGCGTAGACCTAGAACGTCAAATTAAGGAGAAAACAATGGGACGTCCACTTAACAAAAGATACTTCGGTACAATAGCCAACGCAGACGGCGGCACTATGCCAAACGGTGATGCAGCATTCAATGTTACTGTTGCAGCAGATGTAGGCAACGGCATCGTTGAACAATCGTACATTCTAAATCAACGCAGCGAAACTAAATTTACATGTTCAGATGGCTCAGATAGCCTGTCATGCACACTAGTTAATAAAACAGCAGCAAATTTAGCAGTTGGTGAAATGCGTATTTTAGGATATGTAAATGCTTCGGGCGACGGAGTTGCTATACGTAAACTTCAGAATCGCACTTGCTTTGATTTTGACAACAATCGTTATACTTGGGAACTACAAGACGACTCAACAGAAACATTGTTAGTACTAACTGCTATTTAAGGAGTGAGTCATGTCAACTAAGATAGCCAACTATGGTGTAGACTTATATAAAATAATATTAAATGAAAACGGTGTCTTTGATATTGACATCGGCGGCCCTAACGGCGTCCTTAATATTAACGGTAACTTAAATGTTACTGGTGCGACTTCATCAGTTGGCTCATCTGAACTTATTGTTGCTGATAATACTATTACGGTAAACAGTGGCGAAACAGGAGCAGGTGTAACACTTGGAACTGCTGGTCTAATTGTTGACCGAGGAGTGTACTCGGATGCAGAGTTTCTGTATGACGAATCTATAAACACATATTTAAACGGAGTTGTACAATCATTTGACGGTGTGTTTGCTTTTAGAAAAGCAAACAACACTCCGGTTGGAATTTACACTTCTAGTATTAATTCGGGCGAAGGAAATGATTTAAACTTACTTCCTGGGCAAACAACTGGTGTTGTAAATGTTACTGGTACGCTCGATTACGAAAAACAAGTTTTTCCGTATTCGGGCAATGCCATACAAACAAATATCAGTAACTCAAACAGACTTGCAGCACCGTTTGATGACGACATAATTCCAAATATTAAAGCAGTAACCGACTACGTTAGAGATTATCATTTGTACAATTGGCAGGCTGCACTTAAAGCACCCACGCCAGATGGAAATACAAGTGTACAAGTATATGATACCGAAGGCGGCGATGCAACTAGCCGTTTTGATGTTAACATCGACGGCATAACCGTTGCACAGTTCTTCGGAACTCAAACAAATATTGAAGAAATTAAAATTGAAGATGCAAGTATTGCAACAGTAAGCATCAATGGCAACCTAACGTTAGCTGCCAATGGTACCGGAAGTGTATACACATTGTTTCCATTTAATTTTGCAAAGAGTTTGGATCCATTAGCACCTGCAGACGGTGTTAAGGTTTACAGCAAAACAGAAGCCGATGGCGGCACTGGGTTGTTTTTCATAAACGAGAATGGAACCAACGACGAGCTTATTAGTAGAAACAAAGCATTATTATACAGTATTATATTTTAAGGAAGTAAAGAATGGCAATTAACAACGCACTAATATTAGACACAGATACGACAATTCTAAGTGTTCCTGCAGGGAAAAAGTATGCCATTACTACCTTATTGGTCTGCAATTATGCTGGCACAATTAGTACTGCAAATGATTCAAGTTTTGACATGCATGTAATAAAAGGGTCAGGAGGAGTAAAGAGTAATACAAATTTAATTTTGAATACTATTGAAATGCCAGCTCAGGATACTTTTACATTCAATGTAGAAAGATTAATTTTAGAAGAAGGTGACAGGATTGTATTAAATAGTCCAGATGCCGACCTATTAAGCGCAACAATTAGTTATTTGGAAGTATAATGAAGTACATAAAGAAGCAAGTATTACACGACAGAAAAATCGGAGATCGTCAGCTGGTTATAACTGGCGATGGAAATATCGAATTAACTCCAAATAGCGGCGTAGTTTCAATCAACGGTGATTTAAGAGTTACCGGAACTGCAACAGGCGCAGTTAACGAATTAATTTATTATGTTTCGCTAGACGGTGATGATACCAACGACGGCCTTGGCGGCAGTTCTGATCGTGCAAAAAGAACTATTAAATCAGCAGTTGCGGCTGCGCCAGAAGGCGCTACTATCAAACTTGCGCCGGGTGACTTCTACGAAGATAATCCAATTACTTTAAAAAGAAGACAAACAGTGCGTGGAGACAGTCTTCGTAACTGTCAAGTATGGCCGCTGAACAAAGGCAAAGATTTTTTCTTTATTGATAATGCTTGTTACATTTTCCAGATTACCTTTAGAGGTATGAGTGATCCGGGCTGGTGTGTGAGAATTAGTCCGGGTGCGCTAGTAACTACATCACCATATGTACAAAACTGCTCTAACATCAACGGGCCTTGGTTAAATGACGGAACGGAATTTATTCCTTACGAAACTATACAAATAGAAGGCTATGCGCCAGAATCAAGACCTATTATTAATAATCCAGAAGTTCCACTTGGGAAACGTGTAAACGAAACAGGTGGCGGCAACGGCATGCTGGTTGACGGTAATGATTACGATCAACGCTCTCTTGTATTTTCGATGGTTGCCGATGCGTTTACTCAAATTGCACAAGGTGGTATCGGTTACCACATTACTAACTTTGGTTATACACAGATTGTTAGTTGCTTTACTGTTTTTTGTCGTACAGGATTCTTAGCTACCAACGGCGGCTACTTGTCAATTTCCAACTCTGTATCAGACTTTGGTACGTTTGGAATTATTGCAGACGGCCTGTTTGATAAAATTTACACCACTGCACGCCCTACTCAAGATTATTATTCTACAGTCGGAAGTGCAACTGTTAATAGCCCAGGTGCTGGTTATACAAGTGCCCCACAGGTGACGATTGATCCCCCGACTACACTAGGCGGAGTACAAGCAATAGCAACAGCCGGTATTGATGCTACTACTGGTAAACTTACCTCAGTTGCTATTGATAATCCTGGAAGCGGTTATGACTTTGTGCCTACTATTACATTTACAGGCGGCGGCTTTAGTTTGCAGGCAACTGCAACAACTAACTTAACAACTAATAAAGTTATAACAGTTAGCAGTTTACGTGATCAGCCACAAGTTGGATCTATTATTCAGTTTGTCGGCGACAGCACCAAATACTATGTTACATCAACAAATGTAACTACACAACCATTTGTTTACAACGAAACTGTATGCCGTAGAGATGTTAGACGTATGGTTGATGCTATTGCAGGCGATATGGTTATGGGCACCAACTACCAAGCACTGGCTGCTGGCAGAAGTTATTTACGTTCAACATCTACAAAAGTTTTACAACAACAATTAGCACCTACAGTATTTGGTCTTGAAGCAGCTAGAGACGAAGTGCTTGCTAGAATTCCTGATATCAATCCAACAAACCAAGCTGCAAGATATGCTATCATTGAGGGTTTTGCAACAGCTATTAATATTATTGAGCAAGGCGATAGTACTGCAACGCCGGACCTATTACTCAACGATTTAGTTACTATTGACAGTGGAGTAATTACTGCTAAAGACAACATTCTTGCTAACAGAGAATTTATCGTTAACGAAATTACTGCTTATATTTCTGAGCAATTTACAGACTTGTCTTACAATCAGACTACATTTGAAAAAGACATTACACAAATTACAATTGGCAATTCCTACGATGTTGCAATAGGAACAAATTATAATGCAGTTGTTAGTGGCATTACTTATTCTAGAGGATCTAGTACTTCTATTGAAGGAAGATTAAAAACACAAACAATTGCAGCTCTTGAATATTTAAAAGGCAGAATTACTGATTTATCTGCTGTGTCTGCCAACGCAATTGCAACTACAAGAGCCGAAGCGAATATCAATGAGATTGTTGATATTATCAACGGACTGGATTATGACCAAGCAATATGCCGTAGAGATATTGGTTATATTATTGAAAGTACTGCATGGGATGCTGCACTTGGAACAAATTATAACGCAGTAACTACAGGACTATCATATCAGCGTGCTCCTAGTGCATATGTATTAAGTGATCAATTCCAACAAACAATTGGTGCAATTGAATATTTAAAAACAGTAGCAGCAACATATTTGTCAGCCAACGCAACCGCAGTAGCAAGATCAGATGCTGCATTTGATGAAATCCTAGATATTATCGAAAATGGCGTAGTAAATGCTGATACACTCACTTGGACAGATCCAGGAGTCAATGCAAACAAAGCATTTGCCAGAATATTACTGCAATTAAACAGAGAATTCATTAGCTCAGAGCTAACAATTTGGATTAACTCAAACTTTCCATTATTGACATACAATGTCGAAACTTGCCGCCGCGATGTTGAATACATTGTTGATGCATTGAGTTTTGACGTACAATACAACGGCAACTTTGCAACCAGTAGAGCAGCAGATGCGTACTTCAGTAGTGCAGTAAGTGTACTACCAGTTGACCAAAAAGCAGCAACCGCCGCAGCAATGGCACAACTTGCAATCATTGTAGCAGATATTGTTGAAGAAGGTTATGCAGGACAAACTACTACAGGAAATCCTGCAAGTGCAACTGAAGCAACTGAAGTTGACGGTTTAGTACAAATTATCGAGGATGTTGTAACTGCTGACAGTCTTAGCGGATTGCCAGCACTAGTAGAACCTAGTACTACTTGGGTAACTACTGGAATTGCAAATGCTGTTAATTTATATAAAGATCTAAACAGTCAGAATCTAATCAAAGACGATGTTATTGAGCAAATTAATGTAAGTATTACCAATGCAGATTCGATTAGCTGGAATGAGCCAACTGGAGTAGTTGTAACACGAGCAAATGCAAAAGATCAGCTTGCTGCAAACAGAACTTTTATTGTCGAAGATGTGATTGCATATTTTAATGCAACAAATCCAGAAGTAGTATACGATGAAAAGCGTTTTCGTAGAGACACTGGTTACATTGTAGATGCGTTAATTTATGATGTACTTTACGGAAGTACTAGTGCAACTATACAAGCTGCACAGTCGTATTTTACAGTAACATTAAGTCAACTAGGAGTAGAGCAAACATTTGCTACAATTGAGAGTTACAGCAGACTACAATCTCTTGTAAGTTCAATTGTTCAAGGACAGCTTGTAACACCTACAACTGGAAATATACTAACACAAGATACCAGCAGCAATAACGCATCTGGTGTCGAGAGTGATAAACTAACTAGACTCATTCAATACGTGATTGATGTTATGGAAGCAGGTAGTGTAGATGTATTGCCAGCAGTAACATATCCGTTGATCAGTTGGGTGTTTGGAGAAATTATCGATGCTTCAACAGCAATTTATGCGCAACGAAACAACTTTGCATCCGATACTACAGACTGGATACTTGCAAATTATCCAGACTTTACATATGACAGAGTAAAATGCAAACGTGATGTAAGTCTAATAGTTGATGCAATTGCTCGCGATATTCGTTTAAATACAAATCACAATACTATTGTTGCAGGCAACGCATACAGAAGAGGCACTGCTAGTGTAGTAGATGCTGGCCAACTGCCGGCAACTATTATGGCAATTAGATATCTTGGTACACTAATAGAAGATGCAGTTGCATCTAGTCCTACGCTGGTGCCTCGAGTAACTGATAGAATTGAAATATTAACTACTATCATGGAATATGGCACGCAGCCAAGTGAAGGTACAACATACCCTGCGCCGAGTATTGCAAGTCAAGAATTAATTGATAGTGCTAGACAGTTGCAAGATAACAGAACATTCTTAATTGAAGAAACTATTGCATACACAAATTTCACATACGGGTCATTGGTTTATGATGAAGCCAAGTGTCGCAGAGATACAGGATACTTGATTGATGCTGTAACACACGACATGCTGTACGGTGGAAATCGTAGTATACTTATTAGTGCAAGAAGTTATTTTGATGACGGCGCAAGCCAAATTATTGGACAAGAATCTGAAACTATTGCTTCATTAGAGCATTTAAAAACAGTATCTACTTCAGTAATTGAAGGTATCGCAGTAACTCCTACAACAGGCAACAGCGAATCTCAAGTACTAGACGCGGCCTTCGGTACATCAACTCAAAGTACAATTTCAGAAGGATTGTACGATGTAGTTATTAATGCAATCACAGCAGGTAATTTAGTAGGAACTCCGTCAAATAGTGATCCGGATTACAATTGGTTGCCAGCTGCAATTCAAGAAGCTGCAAACAATCTAATATCATTGAACGCTACATTACAACAACAAGTAATTGATTATATCACTAATAATATTATTTCGTTTAGCTACAATGTTGCAAAATGCCAACGAGACACTAGTTATATTATCGATGCTGCATTATACGACATGATGTATGGCGGCAACAAGCAAACTCGTCGTGCTGCCGAAGCGTATTATAGTAATGCTGTTATTGTAGGTCAAGAGTCTATTACTGAATTCACCTACAAATATCTAGCGTTGGTGCTAAGTAATGTTGCACAAGACATTGCAGTTACTCCTAGCTTTGGAAATATCACGTCGCAAGTTATAAGCGGCAACGCTGGCAGTAGTGCAGCAGGTGCATACATCTTTACTATGGTAGAAAAGATTGCAGACGTTATTAGACTAGGCAGTACTAGTTTCCTACCAACTGAGGAAAATCATTATTATTCAACACTTGGTGATACAGATCTTAATGTCAGACGTGAAATAATTCTTGCAGACCTTGCTGCAATTGAAGACGAATCTATTAGATTGCTTAACTTGGAATTTGGCGGAGTTGCAGAACTAACCCTATTCCCTGGAGTACGATCAGTTGTTGAAAACACGCTAGGCAGTATGCAAAACGTGTCAACTGTAAGTACTTCGGGTCATGCATTTGAATATGTCGGTGCCGGTATTACATACAACGCACTTCCATTCTTTGGTGGTAGTCCGATTCCGGAAAACGAAATTATTGAAACAGACAGCGGCAAAGTATTTGCAGGCGGAACTGTTGACCAAATTGGTAACTTTAGAGTTGGTAATTTCTTCCAAGTTAATGCACTCACTGGTGCAATTACACTTAATGCAAACGAAATTAATTTAAGTGGTCTTAGTAGTATTGGCCCGTTCCAGCGTGATGGTATTCCGGTTGGAGTGCAACTTAAAGAAGTCAGCAACAGCACAAACTTGGTTTCGTCACTTGGTCAGCCAGACCAAAACACTGTTCCGACACAGCTTGCAGTTGTTAGCTATGTCGAAAATAGATACTTGAATAAACTAACTGGCGGAACAGTTAATGGCGATGTTACGTTTGCCGAAAACATCACAGTCGACGGCGGCAACTTAACAACAATTAGTACAACATTCAGTCTAATCGACGACAATGCCAATATTGTTAATTTTGCAGGCGGCGCAACTGAAATCAACATCGGCGCACCAATCGGTACAACCACTATCAACAACGATGTGGTAATTGACGGTACCGCTGATATTACTGGCGATGTTTCGATCATAGGTGACTTTAACTTAACTATACCGGACGAAGTTAGTCAGGCATTTAATGTTTCACAGGGAACCGAAGATTACATCAGCATAGATACACGAACCAATCTTGAAGTTGTTGCTTTTGGATCGGCTCCTCGTGTTGAAATTAACAATACAACCCAGTCTGACACTGGCACAGTTAACACAGGTGCATTAGTAGTTGCCGGTGGCATAGGTATTACTAAAAACCTAAATGTCGGCGGCGACATTTACTTTGAAGGTACTATTATTAGTACATCAAGTTCGTCACTAAGCCTGTTTAACGATGTTGCCGGCTCAGTAGACATGCTCGGAGCAGCCACAGAAATTAATATAGGTAGCGCCGGTATTACCCCGGGTACCTTTACTGTAAACAACGATTACATTGAATTTACTAGTGTTTACAATTTAGTTTTACCATCTGGTGTTACAGGCGAACGTGGCATTTCAGCGTCCGGCGCAATACGCTTCAACACCACACTTGGACAATTTGAAGGCTACGACGGAATTGCTTGGAATACCTTAGGTGGCGTCCGTGACGTAGACGGCAACACATACATTCTGCCAGAAACATCACCTGGTTCAAACGAAAACGACTTGATGTTCTACACAGACGGACTAGAGCGCATGGTTCTAGGCAACGGACGTTTACGTGTTGACAATACCATTACATACGTACACATTGAAGGAACAACAGAGTCGACTAGTCCGGATACTGGACAGTTAGTAGTCGAAGGCGGCGTTGGAATTGAGAAAAACTTAAATGTCCGCGGCAACGCAAGAATCTACAACAATGCATTAATTGAAGGCAATACAACTATCACAGGCGACCTAACAGTTGGTACATTTGATAGCGTAGTAGATACTGTAACATTTAATGCCAACGCTGTTTTAAATGTTTGGGATAATACTGTACAAGCGTTCGAAGTGCTTGAAGGTGCAAACAGTTATTTTAAGATTACAACCACTGATGGCAACGAAGTTGCAGAATTTAACATTCCAAGAGTACTAATTAATAATACTACAGAAAGCACAGATTTTGAAACCGGTGCAGTTGTAATTGCAGGCGGAGTAGGAATTGCAGGCAACTTAAATGTTGCAGGCGGATTTAATGTAAGCGGAAGTATTACATTTGGCGACGATGTTGAAAACGACACATTTACAGTTGTTGGTGATACGGACTTTACTATTCCGGATAATACAGTTGATTCATTCCGCATCCGTGAAGGCACAAGTACATACCTAACATTCACTACAACCAACGGCAGCGAAGTTGCAGAATTTGGAACTGTTCCACAGGTTGTAATAAACAACACAACAGACAGCTCGAATAAAGACACTGGTGCATTAGTTGTAGACGGCGGCGTCGGTATCGAACTCAACGCTAACATTGGTATTGATTTAAATGTAGGAAGAAATACTGTATTAACAGGCGATCTAGCTGTTAATGGCGGCGACTTAACTACAACTGCTGCAACATTCAGCTTACTTAATGCTAATGCAACCACTGTAAACTTTGCAGGAAATGCTACTGCAATCAATGTTGGCGCAAGCACTGGCTTAGTTACATTTAATAATCAACAAGTGATATTTAACAGTGTTAAAACTATTCAAATTCCAGTTGGCTCGACAGCCGATCGTCCAACTGCTGCAACAGGCCAACTGCGTTTCAACTCTGATACAACAGTGTTTGAAGGATACGATGGTAACGTATGGGGATCACTAGGCGGCGTTAAGGATGTAGATCAAAATACATTTATACGTCCGGAAACTACTCCAGGTGCCAACAATGACGAACTAGAGTTCTTTACAAATGGTGCTCAACGTGCGATAATTGGAAATACCTATTTCAACATCAATGACACTGTGGTAACAACATTTAACAACACTACTGTAAGCAGCAATTTCCAAACTGGTTCGGTAGTAGTAGTTGGCGGAGTTGGAATTGGCGAAGAACTGCATGTTAACAAGTACATTGGTGGCAATACAGCAGGCGTACTACAACTTACAAACTATGCAAGCGATAAGATTCTTATTAACGCTGCTACAATCGAATCACCAGAAGAGATCAGATGGATTGCAAATTCACCTGATAGTAGTGCAGACGATATTGTATACCCAGTTTCATTTGCACACCATACTTTAAGTGGAACTCCGGTAATTGGATCCGGTACAGGCATTAAGTTTGAACTTGAAACTACAAACGATAACTTTGAAACAGGCGGCCAGATTGCTGTAGTTGTACAGGATATCACAGGCGCTCAAGAAGACTTTGATATGATCTTTAGCACAATGATTGCTGGATCTGCAGGAGTTGAAAAACTACGTTTAGGTGAAACTACCAGTACGTTCTCAACAGACATCACCATCAACAACAATCAGTTGTTAACAACACAGACTGCGTTTAACTTGTTGAACGATACAGCAACTACCATCAACTTTGCAGGCGCTGCTACTGTACTAAACATTGGTGCAACAGGCGGATTAACAACTATTGATCAGAGTGTACAGGTTAACGAAGATGTAACAATCAACGGAACTCTTGTATTAACAAACATTGATCTTGAAGTACAGTATGGCGGTACTGGTGTAAGTGCATTTACTGAGAACGGCATTGTTTACGGCGACACTGCTAACCCAATGAAAGTTACTGATGCTGCCGGAACTAGCGATGCAAGCAACAGCTTCCAAATACTAACTGTAACAAGTGCAGTTGATGCAACACCGGTTTGGACAGATACTATAGATGGCGGAACTTTTTAAAGTTACTGAATAAATAAAATAATAATAAAAAGGACCTCAACGGGTCCTTTTTTACTGAATGCAGTAGCCATTTTACAAACTTGATAAATAACTATGTAGCGATTTCTATCGTATAGTTTTGGGCGTCTATATAGACTTGACCCGTACCAATATTGGAGGCGGCCTTAATGGCAACAAGAATTAAACACAAGCGCAGCTCAGTGGCTGACAAAATCCCTTTAGTTTCTCAATTAGAATCAGGTGAATTAGCACTTAACACCGCAGACGGTAAAATTTATTTACTGCGCGACGATAACACAGTGCAAGATATCACAAAAAGAATTTTCCAAAAAGATACTCAAGTTCTTGTAACAGATGACGGCGATAGCTCACAAGCAACAGTTAGTGTACAGCTTAACGGAACCGAACAACTTAGTATAACAGAAGCCGGTCTAAATGTCAAGGATAATCTTGACATGGAAGACGCAAAACCAATTACCTTTAGAGAACTTACTGCGTCTGGCGAAGACGGTATTAGTATTAAAGCACCGGACACGTTGCCGCAGTCTTATTCATTAACACTGCCTCTTATCAACGGTACTATCGGACAACTATTGCAAACAAATGGCGCTGGCCAACTTGCATTTGTGGATGCTGACTTGTTTGGCGGCAATGTTGTTTACGTATCAGAAGAAAACGGCAATGACGTAAATGATGGACAGAGCGCTCCGGTTAGAACACTCAAGCGTGCGTGCCAAATTGCATCAGGTATTGTTTATAATGCAGACGGCACACTAAGTAATAAGCGTGTTAATATTAAAGTTGCCGTTGGTGACTATACAGAAGACAACCCAATTGTGGTTCCGGATAACACAGTTATTAAAGGTGACGGTTTACGTGGTTGTATTATTCGTCCAGCTAATGCCAACTTGGACATGCTACGTGTACGTAACGCTTGTTACTTTGGTGAATTTACATTCCGTGACGGAGTTGATGCAAACTTTATTCCGCTTATTACAGCTGACTATGCTGTTGCATTTGACGATCCGTATGATACAAATACCAGTCGTGTAGGTTATATCAATCTACCAAATACTCGCCCAACTATTACAACCTCACCGTATGTGCAAAACTGTTCTATTATTTCGTTCTTAGGAATGAACGGCGCTAAGATTGACGGCTCCAAAGTCAACTCTCCAAACGTGCCAGTGTTTTCTATCGAAGCTGAAAATCCTGTTTTTGGACTAACTCCTGAACAAGGTAAGTCGATGGTTGCAAACGCATTTACCATTCTCAGCTTTGGCGGCACAGGATGGCGTTTGACCAACGATGCATATGCACAGATCGTTTCCTGCTTTGAGATCTTCCTGCTCAACGGTGTTTACACTCAGTCAGGCGGATATTGTTCAATCACCAACTCTGCTACAAACTTTGGATTGTACGCACTACGTTCAAGCGGTTACTCACCAAAGGCATTTGTGTTTGATCGTTCATTTGTAACCAGCACTGGCAGTTTTGAAGGCAATCAGACTATTAGTATTGTCGGTATTGAACGCGAGTCTCCGGTTGAAGAATTTGTAGTACGTTTCCGCAACCCAGAATATAAAACTGCATATACATTATTAAACTTGTACAAAGATGATATTGCGCAAGAGACTGTTGACTGGATCAATTTACAGATTGCCGGCGCAAGTCCGAGCATATGGGTGTCGTTTGATTACAATCAAGATAAATGTCAACGAGATGTACAATTAATTGTAGATGCGCTTGCATATGACATTATGTTCAACAGCAACTACAGAACTATTAATGCAGGACTGGCTTACTACAGAGGCAATGCAATTAACGTAGTAGACGACCAAAAAGCACAAACGATTGAATCTTTACAATATTTAAAAGATGTAATTGTTGGGGATGTATTTGGTAGCTCTGGAATAGCAGCATCGAGAGCACAAGCTCTTATGGACGAATTAATTGATATTATTGACAACGGTACGGCCGCAGCTGACGTATATAGTTATCCAGACCCTACTGGATATAATACTAGTTTCTTAGTTGGTTTTGGAGATGCAAGAGCGCAACTTACTACCAACAGGACATTCATTCAAGACGAAATCATTGCATGGGTTAATGATCAAATTGCAGGTGCTATCGACCCGTACTCAGCTGGATTTACCTACAATGAAGCAGCGTGTCGCAGAGACACTGGATTTATTCTTGATGCACTTACGTATGACCTAACATACGGCGGCAACTTGCAAACTTACGATGCTGCACTTGCATATTTTGTAGGAGCAGTTGCTCAGTTTGGCCCAGGACAAAAAGATGAAACTATTGCTTCATTCCAGAGATTGAAAATAGTCATCGAACAGGTAGTAGCAGAAACTGCGGTAAGTGTATCGTCGGGCAATTCAACTACCCAAGATACCAGCGGAACTCCGGGTAGTGCAGAAAGCATTACATTTGTTGGTAACAGAATAACTGATATCATCAGTTATATTGATTCCGACGGCGCAGTTCTTCCAACAAGACTTATTCCTGACATTTCGTGGGTGTCGGCAGAATTACAACAAGCAGGCAATGGACTGATTGCTGATAAGATTTTCATCAGCCAAACTGTTATTGAATATATTAACACACAAGTACAAGCAAACTTATGGTATAACTTTACATACGATTCTGTAAAATGCTACAGAGATACTCAACTTATTGTTGGAGCAGTTGCCCAAGATACATGGGATACTGGCAACAGATATTCTCGTAGTGCCGGTCTTGCTTATTATAATAAAAATCTACAAGACAGTACGCAAATTAGTATTAGTGGACAAGAGCTACAAACAATTGCAGCAATTGAACAAGCAAGTGTAATTGCAGCTGGATATATTTCAGATCTTGATAACAACGTAAAGGCGTTTGTTGATAGTAAATTTGATATTGTAAAAACAATAATAAATGATCCTACTGACTTGCCGGATCCGACCGAAGTAAGCTCTGAAGGCGATACTACCAACTCATTTAAGCCTGTGCCAACTCAGCAAGAATTTGATGCAGGTAGTCAAGTTAATGCCGATATTGATGTTATTACAATTGTTGATCACGGATATACAAACGGCGAAAAAGTTATTTATAATCCAAACGGAAATCCCCCAATCCAAGGGCTTGATGCTGAACAAAACTATTATATTAAACTTATTAACCAAGACGAATTTAGTTTAACATTTGACGAAAGTCTTACATTTGATGTTAATATTATAAGTGCAAGCACAGGTACTCATAAGTTCTTGTCAAATGTTATTGAATTTATGATCGAAGAAGTACTTAGTACACACAGCTTATATCAGACTCTTACTCTTGCATCAGGAACAGAAGACCACGTGTTTGTACCAGGACGTGCAATTGCAGGAACAACAGGTGCGTCAAACAACAGTGCAATTGTGTACATTTGGGAGCCAGCAGAACGTAGACTTGTTGTTAGTGTTGAGGAAGTGTTGGTTGGTAGTTCTTTGCTGCGCATACAGTTTGACGCAACAAGTATAATAACAAGTGACCATGCTGCATCACCAAATACCAGCATTGGTGTTAATGAAGCTTCTGCTCGTACAGGGCTAACTTCTAGCACATTTACTGTTACTGCTACAGATGGAAGCAGTAGTTTAACTAACTTAGGAAGTTTGCCAGAACAATCAATTTGGTTCCACAGACCGAGTATTGTTAACAGTTCGTCACACACTTGGGAATATGCAGGTTCTGGTACAGACTACAACGCTCTTCCACAAAACGGCGGCAACACCAGAGCAGAATTTGAACAGTTTGAAGAACTTCCGGGTCGTGTTTATTCGTCAGGTACAAACGAACTTGGTGACTTTAAAGTTGGTGACTTTATTACAGCGTTCAACAGAACTGGTAACATCACGTTCCGTAACAAAGTTCAAGTAGACGAACTTGATGCACTGCGTCTAACACTTTCGGACATTGCTATTGAAGAAATCTCAGCCAATGTTAATTTAGGCGATAACGAAATTGGCGGATCAAAAGATAGTAGACTTCCAACTCAGCTTGCTGTTCGTAGTTTTATTGCTAACAGACTAGGCGGCTTTGTTGATAAAACAGTTTCGACCGCAGCAGTTCCAGGAGCAATTGTCCAACTTAACACCAACGGTCAGCTCAATGGCGACCTTATTCCTGCAACACGTCAGTTTACAAGCACAAACACTTTTGGATACTTGTCTAAACTAGATCAAGTTAACGAAATTCCGGCAGTTGATCTTAAAGCAGGAGATATTGCTACTGAAGAATACGAGCAAGTAGAACTTACACTGGATGCAAACATCTCTGCTGCCGACGGTGCTGTTATTACACAGCCGGGCATTACCGGAGCAATTGGATATGCAAAAGGATCATATACATCCAGCGGAAACATTCTTGTTGCAAGTATACTTGGAGAATGGCAAGCCGGCGACGACAGCACTGGAGATCCTTGGGATGTTAGCGGCACTGCGCCAACTCTTTATATTGACGGAGTTGATTCGGGAATTAAGCCTACTGTAAAAGGATCGAGTAGTGCAATTATAGACAACTTCTTCTTAAAAAGATCAGTCAGTAGTCAGTATTTGCTTTTAGAAAGCGATCAAACTTATACGTTTACTAGTGTAGATCTTTCAAATGTAGAACGCATTAACGATGTTTCAACTTACACAACCAGCACTAATCATGACTTGAATGTAGGCAATACTGTACAAGTACTATGTCCAGACGATGTGACATTTGCTGAAAACGGAATTGTTATTAGCACACCGAGTAATACTACATTTACCATGGCTAATTCTGATCCAATAGAGCCGACCCTTGCAAGCAAAAGTACAACTGGTACAGTAAGAACTATTGTTACTAGTGCAGACGGCAATGCACAAGGTGCTGTAACTGAATACAGAGAAGGTATTGCAACCAATGTCGACAACGCAAACATCTCCGGTGGCAGTGGCTATAGCCCGACCACTGCCAGAGCTACAGAAGTATATTCGTTTGTACCTCTAACAAGTATTACAGGTACCGGTACCGGCGCATCTGCTGACATTACTATAACTGCCGGCCAAGTCACTGATATTGACATGCGCCGCGGAGGCATTGGATATAGCGTTGGAGACCTACTCGGAGTTTCAGCAGGCAACGTCGGAGGTCAGGGCAGCGGATTCCAAATTGAAGTAACGGCAATTGAAACTCGTGTTTATGTAAATATTGTCGGCGGCGAACTGTTTGTTGCAAGTGCTTCGTCAGTTGACTTTATTGAAGACAACGAAGCAGTTACTAATAAATTTAATATTTCTCTAGATAACGTTATTTCCTTTAATTTCTTAGCAGGCAGCGACGGCGCTGGCGGCGCAGTTGATTACAGTGGAAACAGAATTAATGTTCCTGGACACGGATGGACTAATGGAGATCCTGTAACATACAACACAGCAGGCAATGTTCCTATCGGCGGAATGGTAAACAACTCAGTTTATTATGTAAAGTATATTGACAACGATACTATAGAAGTTTACGAAGATTACAGTCTTTTAAACAAAGTTGAATTCTTAACAACACCAGCAAACAACAATCACAATTTAACAAGATACGTAGTTAACACAACTGACAACAGTATTTTAGTATTAGGCCACGGACTAACGAATGGCGATGCTATTAGATTTGAATTAATAAATGCAGACGATAGTGCAAGTGTTGAATTATTCTCAGTATCCGGTGTTCCAATTATATCCGGCTCGCGATTCTTTGTAGGTAGTGTAACTACTAACTCAGTAACACTACACGGGCTACGCAGTGATTCGTTAAGCAGTATCAATGGACTTGTTACAAACGCAAAAGATATTGATGCATCGGGCCAAGGCGATGTAGATATTATTCCAAACAATACACGAGTTAGTGAAGTTATTAATACTTCGAGTAGAATTAAAGACAACTGGAATAGTCTTGCAGTTACTAATATTGACGCAAGCAACATTATTAGTGGTACTATTAGTCCAAGCAGACTAGGAGCATCGGGTGTTGCAAGCACTGATACTTTCCTAAGAGGCGACAGTAGCTACAGCGTTGTAGTACAAACACTTGCAAAGCAAACCAGCACAGACAATCCGATTACCATAGTAGGTAGTAGTTTAAGTGGCGAATATTTTGGCGCAGTTGATATTGGTATTGCAAACGCAGACTACGCACCAGGCGGCACATTCTCGACTCTGGGTACAAGCAGATTCTTGCAATCACAGTTTGACGTTAGTGTAGGAGGAACCGGCGAAGTATTCATCAAATCTGGCGTTGTCGATGCCGGTACACTTGATAACTTAGATAGTGCGTACTTCTTAAATCCAAATAACTTATCTTTAGCTGTGCCTGTAACACGCGGCGGCACAAACATCACAACCTATGCGCAGGGCGACTTGCTGTACGCACAAAGTACAGGTAGTTTAAACACACTAAACATTGGTAGAAGCAACAACTTCGTTAAGTCAAACGGATCAACTCCGGAATGGGGAACTGCACTAGATCTTGCAGAAATTCTAGATATTGGCTCTGCAACACTGTCGTCAATTAGTACTGGTTCGGGTAGTTTGTACAATACCAATGTATCGAGTTTAGACATTGGCGGCGCAGCAGAAAACATCAAACTAGGTGCAAGTACTTCCACAAGAAATATTACTAGCTTTATATCAAGTTTTGATGCAACCGTAAGTCAAGATGTTGCTGTAAACCTTGGTAGCTTAACACAAGCTACTAATGATAATATAGCAAACGGTGAAAAAGAAATACCAATGGCAAGCACTGCTGGTATTCTATCAGGCATGATTGTTACAGGATCAGGAAACATTCCTGCAAATACAACAGTTAGTGGTGTTACAGCTGACTACATCTATCTAAGCACAGACACTGTAGGTACACTTCTAACAGGAACTACACTAACGTTTGCTTACACTCCGTTTACGCTAGGCATCAAAGCAGGCGACACAATTAATATTGCAAGCAGCACTGTAACCAACCTCGACGGTAGTTGGCCAGTAAGCGGCGCAACAGTTAATGCAACATCGTTTACAGTAAGAACTAATGCAAATGTAACAGCAAATCCAAGCAATGGCAAAGATTTAGCATTGGTGGTTACTAAAGATAATACAATGGTTATCAAAAACCGTAATGTAATTTTTGGTAGTGCAGAAGCAAGTTCGTCTCCAGTTGACGCAACTCTAAGAGGCGAAGATGCAATTGGTGACAACACCGCAGGCGGCAACTTTGTTGTTCAAGCAGGCATTGGTACTGGTAATGCAACAGGTGGTAGCTTTGTTGTTAAAACTGGACAAACCAGCACAACCGGCGATATTAAGCATACTGCAACCGAGCGTCTACGTATCAACACTGCTGGTAAAGCAACCTTTACAGGTGAAGTTGCGGTTGCCGGAACACTAAGCACAACCGCAACAACTGTAAACTTGTTGGATACTACAGCAACAAGAATCAACATGGGTGGCGCAGCTACTATTGTTGAAATAGGTGCTGCTACTGGTACAACTACTGTACACAACAATGTTGATATTGACGGTGATCTAAATGTAGACGGCGGCGATATTAGAACCAATGTTACTACATTTAACTTGCTAAACACCACTGCAACAACTGTTAATGCGTTTGGTGCAGCAACAACAATTGAAATTGGTTCTGCCACAGGCACTACTAATATCAACAACAACCTAGTAGTCGAAGGCAACCTAACTGTAAACGGCACTACTACTACAATGAACAGCACAACTATTAGTGTTGATGACAAAAACATTGAGCTAGGAAGTGTTGCTTCGCCAACTGATGTTACAGCCGACGGCGGCGGCATTACATTAAAAGGCACAACTGATAAAACTATTAATTGGTTGAATGCAACCGACAGCTGGACATCAAGTGAAAACTTTGAACTAGCAAGTGCCAAGGCATACCGCATCAACAACATCAGTGTACTTAACAGTACAACATTGGGTACAGAAGTTGTAAACTCAAGTCTACAACAGCTTGGCACAATCAATACTGGTGTGTGGCAAGCCAGTGTTATCAACAGTACATATGGCGGCACAGGTGTAAACAACGGTGGCAGAACTATCACAGTTGCAGGAAACTTTACTACTACTGGTGCCAACACACTAACACTTAATACAACAGGCGCAACAAGTATTACATTACCAACAAGTGGTACACTTGCTATTACAGGCAATCCACTAAGTCAATTTGCTTCAACTACTAGTGCGGAACTACGCGGCGTATTAAGTGACGAAACTGGCACAGGTGTTGCAGTATTTGCTACAAGCCCGACATTTACTACCGGTATAAATGCTGCCAACACAACAATGTCATTGTTTAACACAACTGCATTGGCTGTAAACTTTGCAGGTGCTGCTACTAATATTCAAATTGGTGCTGCTACAGGTACTACTAATGTCAACAACAACTTGGATGTTGATTTGGATCTAAACGTAGACGGCGGCGACATTACAACTAATGCCACATCGTTTAATCTAATCAATGCTAATGCTACAACTGTAAACTTTGCAAAAGCAGCAACTACATTGGATATCGGTGCAGCAACTGGTACTACTAGCATCAACAACAACTTAGATGTTGACTTGGATCTAAATGTAGACGGTGGAGATATTACAACCAACGCTGCTACATTTAACCTGATTAATGCTAATGCAACAACTGTAAACTTTGCAAGCGGTGCAAGTGTTATTAATATGGGTGCAGCTACAAGTTTAATTACAATGGCTGACGACCTAAGAGTTAATGGTAATATCACAATTGGACCAGGTGGTAGTTTAACACTTGACAATATCAACGATACACCAATTGGTAATGTAACTCCAAGCACCGGCGCATTTACTACACTTACTTCAAATGGATTAACAACATTTACTAACAGCACTGCTTCAACTAGTGTAGCAAGTGGTGCAGTTGTTGTAACTGGCGGAGTAGGCGTTGCAGGAGATGTGTATGCTAATAAATTCGTTGGAGATGTTCCGGCATCAAACCTATCAGGCACAATTGCAAATGCTCGTATTTCTGCAAGCAGTGTTACACAGCATCAGGCAAGTATTACTGGAACCGGCACACTAAACTCAGGTAGCATCTCTACTGGCTTTGGCAACATCAACATCGGAACTAGCATATTTACTGGTGTTGGCAGTGGATTAACTACTATCAACGCAAGCGAATTAACATCTGGTACTGTACAAGGTATACGACTGGGTGGCAACCAATCAATGGCTGGTGTCAAGACATTTACTGATGCTACAGATGCTACAAGCACAGTTGGCGCAGCAGTTGTCTTAGCCGGCGGCCTGGCAGTTGCAAAAAATATTAGATTTGGCGGAACTATATTTGGCAACGGTAGTGGTCTAACTACTATCAATGCTACCAACATCAGCAGCGGTACTATAAATGATGCACGTCTTCCAACTACACAAACTGGAAAAACATTCAGCAGCGATATTACTACTAACAGTCACAAAGTTGGAAGAGGCGGCGGCAACAGTGCAACTAACCTTGCAGCAGCAGGTGGCCAATTAATTAGTTCAGGAACTGACAACAGTGTATTTGGTGTTGGGGCAATGGCAGGACTTGTTACTGGTACTGACAACACTGCACTTGGTAATAGTTCACTTGCTTCACTAACTGGCGCAACACACAACACTGCGGTAGGTAATGACAGCCAGGCACAACGAACTGGTATTGGCAGCTACAACACCAGTGTTGGTGCTCAGAGCATGGCAAACAGCACAGCAGGCGCAAGCAACAGTGCATTTGGATATCAAGCCCTGGAGTTAACAACTGGTAACAACAACGTTGGTATTGGTGCGCTAGCTGGTGACAGCTTGACCATCGGTAATGACAACATTATTATTGGTTATAATGCGCAACCTAGTACAGTACTTACCAGCAACGAAATTACAGTTGGTACTGCAACTCAAAACAGTTTGAGAGTACCGGGTGTAAATTTAAGTGTAAGTACAACAACACTTAACTTCGGTGGTACAACAGGCTTCGGTGGTATCGGTACTAACCTAACTGCACTTAACGCAAGCAACTTGTCAAGCGGAACTGTTCCAGATGCACGTATAGCACAAACAAGTGTAACACAACACCAAGCGGCAATTACCGGAACCGGTATTCTAAACTCAGGTAGTATTACTAGTGGGTTTGGAAATATCAACATCGGTGCATCCAGCCTAACTGCAACTGGTACTGTGAGCCTAGGCGCAACTAGTTTCAACGCAAGTGATGTTACTGGTATTGCTGATTTGTATGTAGACGACCAGATTATTTCAACTGGCGATACAGACACATACTTGCAATTCCATGCACCTGATCAATGGCGTGTTGTCACAGGCGGTGTAGAAAGACTAGAAGTCAGCAACACCTCAGTTATTATTGCTAACGATCTTACTGTAAACGGCGCAGCCGGAGTATCGGGTGTTGGTACCAACTTAACTGCACTTAACGCAAGCAACTTGGCAAGCGGAACTATTGCAAACGCTAGAATAAGCGGTAGTTACACAAGTATTACAGGCGTTGGCGCACTTGCTGCTGGACAGATTACATCTGGCTTTGGCAACATCAACATTGGTACAAGTATATTTACTGGTGTTGGCAGTGGTCTAACCAGTGTCAATGCTGCTACACTAGACAGTATTGATAGTACAAGTTTTGTACGCAGTGATGCAAACGATACTGTAACCGGATTACTTACACTAAGTCGTAGTGGAGAAATGCTACGATTTGAAGATACAAATGCAGCTGGATCTCCGTATCTAAGTTTCTACCAGGGTGTTACACGCCGCGGCTATGTACAAATGCTAAACGGCGGCACAATGCGTATTGCTAGTGATCAATTAGGTACTAGAGTTGATATTGGCACTGGGATATCTGGCCTGACATACACGTCGGGCGGCACTCACACAGTATGGCACAGTGGCAACGATGGCGCTGGTTCGGGACTTGATGCTGATACACTAGATGGCGTTAGTAGTGCTAGTTTCTTACGCAGTGATGCTGCTGACAGCTTTAGTGGAACATTAAGTGGTGCTGGCAGTATCAACATCACTGGCACTGTACAAGCTGCTAGCTTTACTGGTAGCGGTACTGGATTAACTGGTATTACTGCTGATAATGCTAACACACTTGATAACTTGGATAGCACTGCATTTTTAAGAAGTAATGCCAACAACCTATTAGCTAGCGGAACCTACAGTACAAGTGGCAACATCGAAGCCGGTCGTGGATCGGGCAGTGTTGCTATGACTGTAAATGACGGGTATGGTAATGCAAACGTAGCATTTAATCACAATGCCGGAATTCCTGGTACCACTGGCAGTAGTTGTAGAATTGTAACAAACGTTGATACTGCAACTGCCGGAATGGCATTCCAATTGGGCAACAGCACTGTAGCTGGAGTAGCAATTGGGTTAACAGCTATACTATCATTAAATACAAGCGGCGCATCTGTTAACGGTTCGTTTGTTGCATCCGGAGAAGTAACTGCTTATTCAGACGCACGCCTAAAAGAAAATGTAAAAGTTATTGCCGATCCACTAACCAAGATACTAAGTATACGCGGTGTAACATTTACTAGAAACGACCTAGAAGATACTGATAGAGTTCATATGGGTGTTATTGCTCAAGAAGTCGAAGAGTATTTCCCAGAAGTTGTAAACACTATGGAAGATGGTACTAAAACTGTTAACTACGGTGCTATGGCAGGTGCGTTTATTGAATCGTTCAAAGCTCAGCAAAGTCAAATTGACGAACTCCGTTCTATGGTTCAAAAATTACTGGATAAATAATAATACACAGGATAGCCGGATTTACCGGCTATCCTACTTGACAACAATTAAATAGTGTGTTAGTATAAACTAATATAGGAAAACAAATGGCTTTACCACCAACAGGCAGTGCAATTACAATGAGTGCAATCCGAAATTACTTCGGTGCAGGCACTGGCACAATTGCAATGGGTACATTAGGCACTTATTTGGGTATTAGTGTAGGAACTACGATTCAAATGAGTGTGACGTTTGGCGGCCAAGGCACTTAACAGGAGCACACTATGAAAAGCAAATACGAAGTACTAAATGTAGACTTAGCACAAGAATACACAAAAGTAAGAAAACTAGAAGCACTAAAACATCTAGGGCTTGATGAAGCACTTTATGATCTGGTAATTGGCGATATCAACGCACTTGATATACCAGAGGACGATGACCGGTTGCACTGGATCAATGTGATTGCAGCAAAGGCAGCAGCAGATCTTTTAACAATTGGCAAAGTACAGCCAGAGCATATGATGGCAATGGCAGCATTACCTGCAATTGACTTTAAAGAATGTGTAAAAATTGCAACAACCAACGCACGTAAATTGAACACTGATACAATTGATGCAGAAAAATCATTAAATATTGACACTCTTTCAAACGCAGTTGTTTAATGAAAATTGCAATATGCGTTCCTGCACGTGATACTGTTCATGTGGGGTTTGCTATTTGTTTAGCAAACCTCACTGCATCACTACAAAAGAACAACATTGAATATCATTTGCTGGTCAATCTTGGAACAGTAATTCCACAACAACGAAACACTCTTGTGGACGAAGCAATACAAGTAGATGCTACACATATTCTTTGGCTGGACAGCGACATGCATTTCCCGTCAACTACTGTGCAGCAATTACTAGCACATAATTTGCCTATAGTTGCAGCAGCATACAGCACACGACTAAAGCCGCAAAGAAGTGTTGCGTTTTTAGACAAGGACGATCTAACAAATCGTCTAACCAAGAACACCGGTGTACATTTGGTATTTGCAGTTGGTATGGGATGTATGTTAGTTGATATTGAAGTATACAAGTATGTTCAAAAGCCATGGTATCAATACTTGTACAACAAAGACACACAGGACTTGAGTGGCGAAGATATATATTTTTGCAAAACAGCAGGCGATGCAGGATACGACATTTATATTGATGCAGACTTGAGTAACGACATTGCACATTACGGAACAAAAGCATTTTTGATAGGCGAAACAGATGACCACAGCATTTGACCGATTTGATCGATTTGGACAAAAAACATATCAAGCACAGGATATTCTAAAAAATCATATTTTAGAAAAATTTCCTGTGCATTATACAACTGATGTAGAAGATTATAGTGTTGTTGAACAGTATGCTGATCAACACGAATTTGTCTGGCTTGTAGAACAGGGTATTGAATCACCAAGAAGTTTTCCTTGGTTTTTTAAACCGTCCAGCGAACAAAAAGATGCTGTACACTTGTTTCCTTACATCTATAAATCAAGCAAGCGTGTTAAAAGTTGGAAGAAAGTTCAGCTGGTTCCTACAAGAATCAAAACAGATAAAAAAATAAAACAAAACCATATTTGTGGAATTTACGATTTCTACAACGGAAAAACCAAGTTTGATATTTTTTATCTAGGTGACGAATCTGAGCAGTATACTAGTTTGGCAGAACGTTTTAGAAATATCAAAAGAGTCAGCAGCTATAATCAAGCAAGAGAGCTTTCTGAAACAGATATGTTTTGGGTAGTGCCCAACGATATTGATGTAAGTCCTATATTTAAATTCAGCTATCAGCCCGACGACTGGAGTCATAAATTTACCCACGTGTTTGTAAATGGAAATAGCTTTAGGGATGGAATTATTTTAGCACCTAAAAGTTACGAACCGTCTGATAGAGAATTAAAATACAGATATTTTGCAAATAAAAAAGAACTTAACATTGTTGCAAGTTATCCTAAAAAGTATCCAATGTATTACTTTAACAGTTATGAAGAATACAAAACTGCACTTGAAACAGAACAAAGCGATTTGTTTTGGTGGGTACCCGGTGATGTAGAAGTTGAGAATCCATTGGTGTTTACAACTTATTTTGAACATAAAAATCAATACGACAGAACTTCCAACCACGTATTTTTAAACGGAGATGCATACGACGGAATTGCGCTGTTTAGTAAACATAGTCCTGTAACTGAAAAAGAATTTAATCACAGGTTTTATGCAAATAAAAAAGAACACGAGGTACTTGCAAGTAGGCCAAAAAAGTTTGATCAGTTTGTAGTTACTACTTACGCTGACTACAAACTGGCAAAGCAGCATAGTAAAACAGAAATGTTTTGGTGTATTCCTGCTGATGTAAATCCTGTGTTTGAGTTTGAAACTTATTTCACACATCATAATCAATATGATCGTAATATGACACACGTTTTTTTAAACGGTGAAACCTATGACGGCATTGTATTGTTTAGTAAAAATATTGATATAACTGAAAAAGAATTTAATCATAGATTTTACATTCAACAAAAACAATGGAAAGTTTTAGCCAGTACTCCTATCCTGTACGATGTGTTCTTAATAGACAGCTACGACGAATACCTACACGCATTGGAAAACAGCACAACTGATATGTTCTGGATGAGCAGCAGAAATATTGCACCTAATAATAAACTGCTTGATACATATTATATTTCTCACCACCAATCACAAGATAAAAGTAAAACACATGCATTTGTCCACCAAGTACAAAATAAAAATCTGTACAACGGATTGTTCCTATGTAGTAAGCAGAATCTTCTATCACAGCGCGAAGTAGAATATAGATTTCCTGCAGAACGTATTGAGCACGACGTTGTAGGAAGCTGCGGCGCTGCGTATGATGTATATGCTATTGATTCATATGACGAATATTTAAACGCATTAGAAACCAGTACCACCGAAATGTTCTGGATGAGTAGTGCTAATATCACTGCTACAATACCAGACATGTATTTTACGCATGACAACGAATACGACAGAACTCAAAATCATACGTTTTTGCATTACAACAACAAACGTAATGGGTTATTTTTAATGAGCAAACATGCAATTGCTACACAAAAAGAAATTGAACATAGATTTCTTGTTAATGCAAAAGAATGGAATATTGTAGCAAGTGGTAGTGTTGAGTATGATGTATTTGAAATTGATAGTTATGAAGAATACCTAACTGCATTAAATGAATCAAACACCGAAATGTTCTGGATGAGTAGTGTTAATATTTCTGCTACAATACCTGACATCTATTTTACACACGACAACGAATACGACAGAACTCAAAATCATACATTTATACATCGAGTAGACAACAATGACCATTACAATGGATTATTTTTATGCAGCACACATACTCCTCTTAGTAAACAAGAAGTAGATCATCGTTTCCTTGTTAATGCAAAGCAATGGGATATTGTTGCAAGCGGTAGTGTTGCGTATGATGTATATGCTATTGATTCATATGAAGAATACCTAAATGCATTAGAAACCAGTACCACCGAAATGTTCTGGATGAGTAGTGCTAATATCACTGCTACAATACCAGACATGTATTTTACGCATGACAACGAGTATGATCGCAAACAAAATCATACGTTTTTGCATTACAACAACAATCGTAATGGGTTATTTTTAATGAGCAAACATGCAATTGCTACGCAGAAAGAAATTGATCATAGATTTATCATTAATGCAAAAGAATGGGATATCGTAGCAAGTAAAGAAGTGCAATATAATAAGTTTACAATTAATAATTATAACGATT